GTTTGAGGCACACGTGATCAATTGTGGCGTGGGAATACGTGCTGATACGAGTTTTATGTTGGACACGTCATAGATAGGATTGTCTAACGTGACAACATAGGAATTGGCATACGAGTAGACGTTCGTATCTCTCTCACCACTATCTATGTTAAGGGTGTGAACCTTCATTAAAATATAGGCACAATATTTTAATGATTGTTTTTGTCTAGGTATACAGGATTTAATGAGAAAGAGAGTGCGAAAGAGGGTTATTCTGAAGCTGCCTCTTGGCGATGTCGAGGTTCGCGGTGTTGGGATTGGCGTTACCCTTGTACGCGTTGAACTGATGGAAAGGCTTTTGCTGATAGTTTTGGGTCCAGCCACCGTTCGCGGCGTTCATACGTCCATCTATGCGAGTCGTGTCAGTACGAACAGACGTGAGACGACCACCCTGTTTGAGGGCGGACTCGCGGACATTCATACGACCGGGGTTACCCATGCGGTTAGGCTTACCACGACGATCCTCGGGGCGGAAGCCGTACTTCATGAGCTCCTCGTTGTTCTTGGAAGCTATCTTAACAGCGGCACTGTTCGTGTACGCACCGTGATGGCTGTGAATACCCGGCGCTGGGTGATTGGCGTACGTGTACTGCTCATCGTTGCGATCCGACTTAAACCTGGTGGGGTCCTGAGGCATGGCATTCGCCGATACGAATCGCTTCGCACCGTTAAATCCTAAACCATCCGCGCGGTGACCAGTCTCCGAACGGTTCGTGGTACGCTTGGTCCTCTCGTGCTCGTTGCGGGGAACGACACCGGACATGCCCTGTGCACGACCAGCCATCATGGGCCTTCGGGAAGGTAAATAAGCAGTCGTCTCAGGCTTGTTGTGTGTAAGCTCACCAACCTTGGCGGAACGACCACCGGTAACATCCGCCGCGGGACCCGCGCGTCCTGGGAGAGTCGTGAGACGATACTCACCGACGTTTATGGGGTTCACACGGAAAGTCTGTTGGAAACCACCGACGGCTGGGACGTGGGCACCGACACCGAGACCTGGGCCGACGAGTTGCTTCTCGATGGGACTCAAGTTATTCATCCGACCCTGATCATACATGCGGTTCCTCATGTTTAGGATTTCCTGACCGCCGCTACGTTGTTGAGGACTGATATCAGCGAAGCTCGCCATCTCCATCTTGTGGGCGACTTCGACGGGGGCATCAAAGTTATTCGATTCTACTATTTCTGGGTTTTTCAAAGTTGGTGGAGCGTCTTTGGGTGGTTCCGACTTGGAACTCAGGTTCCGCCCGGCGAACACAAGTCCAGCAACAGCCATGAGTGATATAGGATCAGCCATTCTTACTTCTTATTAACATTTTTATTAAGGTACCTCTGCTCAAAGAGACCATTCTGGAGCTCAGCACGAGTACTGGAAGGGTCGTACTTCTGGGTACGGAGAGGAACCTTGCACTCCATGTTGGTGAGAGGGAAAAGGTTACGCTCGTACGTCTGAACGAGGTGCTTGTTAAATCGAGAAGTAGATTGGGGGCGAAGTTGATCACTGGTATCAATATACTGCGCTGGAGAACCCTTACCGGCCATGTACGGGGCGGTGCCATACAACATGGTATTGGGACGGCACTCGCCACAGTTCAAGGAACTGGGCTGAGGGTACACGAAAATTTCGTCAGTCGCCTTCACAGGGGGAACGGCACCCGCGTTTTGAACAATGGAAAGTCCAGGTTGGAGTTGGTATGCCATTTATTATTACATGAGAATATTTATCTACCTAACTGTTCCGCCGTGCATACCGGAACGCTTATCACCGTGACCACCGAGACCGGAAAAGGCCTCGAGCTGGACACCGCGCGCGTTGGGGTTGCAAAAACGGGTATCACTCTTGCACATGGGACCATTCTTGGGTCCATAGAGCCATTCCGCGAAAGCTGTTTGGTCCCCTGGGATTTTGGTCACTGGGTTAGAAACAAACTGACGCTCCATGGCGTTACGAAGGTACTTGGGCATAGCCGTACGAGAACGCCCCGCGTCGTAAGGAATGCGGTCGCTGGTGTAACTTTGTACGAAAGGCTTCACCGTGGGGTAATAACACGCCTCTAAGCGGTTGGGGGCGTCGCTGTAGTCCGTGACGAGGACGTTACCCATGGGGTTATCGGGAGTGGGCATCTGACAACTCGCACCCTCGAACGAACCCCCATACGTCTCCTTCACCATCCTAGACTTATAAAGAACATAGATGACGGCAATGACGGTCGCACCTAAAACGAAGACGCGAGGGTCACGACGAATGAGATAAAGAACGGTACACACGTAGATAATGAAACGAGAAGCGGCGTTCACCCGGTCCTCTGGAGTTTGTTCACTGGTTGGCCAGAACTGGTTAACCTGATCAGCCCTCACGAGCTGCTGAGGATCGTCAAACCAAACCTTCATTTAGTATATGTGGAGGTTTATTTTTTAGGAAGACTACCAAGCATACCGCCCATCATCTTCATCAGAGCGTCTTGGTCGAAATCGCCGTTACCATCTTGCATCTGATCGGCGACACCCTTGGCAATCTTCTCAATCTGGGACAGTGTGTCATCTGGGAGAGAAGTGATGGTGGTACCGAGCATGTATAGGGTTTGGAGATACTGCCACGTCGCGTTCTTTGTGTTGGCGGACATTCTCTCCCAATACTTCTTGATGTCGAGTTCCTTCAAAAACTCGATGTTCTCGATTTCGTTGAGAAGGAACGTCTCATCCTTCGCGGAAATCTTAGACGCATAGGGGGTGACACCGGTCATGAAACCGTCTACGACGAGACGCGGGTTCGTCGACTTGAGTACATCGAACGAAGTGAGCATCTTTTTGATACCTTTTTCCTCTGGAAAAGTCTTGTGCAATTCCACAAGAAATTGACTCATCATATCGTTGAAAGCGGATACGGACGCCATTTTCTTAATCTATTGGTTTAATCTTTAAGTTTAAAAAGGTTCACTGGAAATAGCCTCCTTTTGTGCTAATCCACCAGTAACAATAAAGAACACGAGAATGGCGTTCAGTACAGCGGGCTTCGTATATTTGTTAAGCTCGAGCTTACCCTCGTTATTCAGGTACGCTTTGAGATGAATATAAGCAGCGGTTATTCCAGCTGCGATTAAGGCGGCACTCACGGGGTCGCGTAGATGATCGGAGAGTTCCATTTAATAATACCTGGGATTTTTTGTACGCTGCTCTGGTGCATCACCGAATAAGACATCGTCGTCGACTTGCCCCTGAGGCTGAGGCTGAGGCTGAGGCTGAGACTGGAACGGAGGTTCTTGTTCAGGGGTGGCGATAGGCTCGGAAACGGGATCGGGAGCCTGTACACCCGGGACAGTCTTAAACTCATTTTCCAGACCCGTGGGTTGAGGTTCACCCATGTCCATGGGATCGGATTCCATCACAGGTTCGGGTTCGGGTTCGGGTTCGGGTCCGAGCTCGGGTTCGGGCCCTGGGAAAGGTTCTTCCCCACCGTCAAGTACATCAGGGTCGGCGGAATCCTGTACGTCACCGTCGAGGGAAATATCACGCGTTTCCTGTGACATGTACGTCTGAAGAATCTGTTGCACGGGGATGAGTTCCTTCACGGTGTTCTCGATACACGTAGAAAAGCGCATGGTGAGGTTCTCATCACGAGCGTACTCACTCTGTTCCTCGTGGAAGATGTATGGGTCTTTATAGAGGTCTCGAGCGGCGTTATTATAAACAGTCTGGATGAACACCTCCTCGGTGGGAAGCTTGAGGGAAATCTTCTTGTTGTCCGCCTTGAGACGAACGGCCGAAAGAATCTTGGTACAAGCTACGAAAACAGCCGCGAGAAGGTCGGTGAACCAAGCGCAACGGTCGGTAATGTTATCCGCGTGGCGCTTCGACATGGCATTGGACCAGTTAGGAACCTCCTTCAAGAGCTTCTGGAACATGATGAGAACCTGTTTACCCTTGGAGGTCTTCACGGCTTCACCGTACATTTCCTGAAAAACTTCAATCATAGGCGGACACATGATAATGCACATTTGACCTAAGTACTCCTTCTTGGCTTCAACCAACACATTCAAATTGTCCATTTATGATTAAAGGGTTTTTTAAAATACTCTTTACTACGCACCTCTCCTGTACTGATTCGCCATCTTTTTGAGGTTCAGTAAATTGGGTAAATCTGTCTCTTCTTCATCTTCGACCTTTTCCTTTTTCTTTTTTGGTACGACCCATGATACGTAAATGTCAAAATCACTCAATAACTTTACCGTAAAACCACCCAGTTGAAACTGTCTCGCGATATATTTCGCCGCGAGTCTCCTGTCAAACACGGGATAGCCAAGTAAAAATGTCGGAACGGTGAGAAAAATCTGTTTATGTCCCAGCTCCACGGACTGTTTAATTTTACCGGAGAATTGTTCATATATTTTCTTGTAAATCTCCTTTTTGATTTGTTTCCTTTTCTCATCAATCTTAGTCACGTCATTGATGCTTAACATTATAATTACTGTAATTTATTTTTAGCCGTTTCAAACTCACTCTTGGTGGGTACGGCAGCCTCCTTGACGAGTTCATACTTTACAAACTCCTTACCGGCAGAACCCTCCACAAAAGCGGACACGTCACCTGGGGCCTGAACATCGAGGGGTTGCGAACGGAGAGAAACGATGCGAGACTTGGAACCCTCGACCTCGAAGGTGGCGACGATGGAGAATCCAAAGGAGAAGCCATCCTTCTTCACGGCCATGAACATGACCTCATAAATCTCGGTGTTATCCTTCCTGTACCCCTTGATGGCGGTGGTCTCGATGATGTACGTGCACATACCGGTACGCTTAGAAATCTCCTTGTTCGCTTGGAGGACAAAGTCCTCGACCATATTGTTATCCACGCTGACTTCGAATGGCTCGAACCCCTCGAGATTTGGTCTGGGGTCGTTCAGCTTTACTGGGGGTACGGGCTTCGTGTATCCTGAGAGACCGAAGGTTTCCGTGAAAGATTCCATGTTGGTCGTCAGAAGAATCACTACGACTATGAGCGCGAACGCCAGAATGTAGTTCATATTTACTATTACGCGTTAATTTTTTTTAGAGAAATTACGATGTACATAGTAGATGTCGCTTCTGATATATAGTCCAAGGTGTAAACATTCTATGGATGTCATCGGGTACATTAACCAGCACCACCAGTTGAAGCAACTTATTCGATACCACAACGTGAACACACAGGGTATACCTCCCAGTTACAAAAACAAGATTAACAGGGTACCCACGATGTTAACTCAGAACGGTAAGATTCTCGTGGGTAACGAGATTAAGAACTGGCTCGACTCCCTACTCCCTCCTAAAGAGGTGGTACATAGTCCCTTGGGTGGTTTTGGGTGTGGAATGACGACCCTGGATGGGGACGCGCCCACGTCGGACATATTCGCCCTCGAAGATTACGGTAGGGCTCTACAACCTCCCATGACGAAAGAACTCGAGGAGAAGATCAGTCGTGACGTGAGTAAGGGAATAGCCTACGATTCACAGATTTAAAGAGTTGAAACGCATATCTATACAGATATGAAATTGGTCACTATCCAGGCATCAGCCTTTAAGTCAACGTTCGAGGTGCTAAAAGATATTCTAAACGATGTGAACATTTACTTCAGACCTCAGGGTATGTATATCGTCACCCTCGACACGGCGAGAACCTCACTCATCGATATATTTTTGGCGGCTGACAACTTTGAAGAGTACGAGTGTACCCAAGAAGAGATCATCGCCGGTATCAACATCTCGAATACCTTCAAATTGTTGAAGACTATCACGAATAATGATGTTCTCAAAATTGAAATTAATTCGAAGGAACACATGGATATCGAAATTTCGAGTGAAGCCAAAAAGACAAACACAAAGTTTCAACTCAAGCTTTTGGACATCAATGAGAGTCGCATCGAAGTTCCCGATATTGAGATGACGACCATCACCACTCTCCCGTCTGTAGACTTTCAAAGACTATGCCGTGACATGTCTAACATCGGTACGGACATCGAAATCAAGAGGACCGGAAACGAAATCAAATTCAAGTGTGAAGGCGACTTTGCAAACCAGGAAACTTCTATCGAGTGTCTCGACGAGAGTCCCGACATCACCGGTACATATAGTCTAAAATACCTGAATATCTTTACAAAGGCGACGAGTATGTGTGCGTCTGTGCAAATTATACAGGAAACGGGTAATAGGTTTTTGATTCTCAAGTATAACGTGGCGAATTTGGGAGAGCTCAAGTTTTACCTGGCAACTAAGGTATCTGAAGATCAGTAGTAAAGTGCTCGAGTGTCTTCAGGGTCTTTTTCATACCCAAACTGTTCGATAGAATAATTTTAGGAAAACGATCCTTCAGTACTTCTCTGTCGTAATATAAAAAGTGTTCGAGTGGAACACGTTGACCGTGGAAATCACTTCTAGGTCCACCGTAACGTTTCACCTTTTCAGTAATGTTTCGTATAGGTTTATCATCGTGATCAACTATCCAAGCACTACTCAAAGGGATACTAAAGTGCATGGCCGCGTCTTCGTTCTCACCAGGTTTAAAGTTGATATCGTTCGAAATGGCCGTGTACACGTGACCGTTATAGAAATACTTGATGCGCGATATGACGTACTTGACGTTTTGTGGTACTGCCGTGTGTCTGAAGTCTCGTCCAGTCGCGTCGATGTAGTACTCGTCGAGAATACCGTCCCAATCTTTACTCTCCTCTGCCCAAAACGTATCTTCGGTCTGATACTTCATGTCATGGTCGATCTTGTACTCCAACTCTTCACGCAAAATTTTATAATCTGGTGGTGTGGTTATATTTTTGTACAGAAATATAAGATTACTTAAAAGTTTGGCAAGCATTTCTCTATAAAGAATGGAAGGTAATTTTTTAAGTAGGTACAACAACAAGATGGACGGGTGGAACGAACTAATACGCACTGATCCGGCAAATAAAAACAAATACGAAGCTGAGATGGCTGAGTACGTGATGAAGTGCATGCCGTTCATGAATGAGTACACAAAAGAAGACGTAGAAAAGACAAACACAGACAATATTTTCAACGTGAAAGAGACGACAGGATTAAAACGGAAAGACATTTTTACCGAGTATCTCATCGAAGTTGAAAACCAAAATATCCAGAGACCCCGTGAACATATAGCCTTGGAAATATGTGACACGTGTGGTGAGGATAGCAACATTCTCCACTTCCATGAGACTGCGGACCTAGTTTGTGATGGGTGTGGACAAATCGTTGCACGTGCGATGAGTGAAGAACTCACGTACCGAGAAGAACAAGAGACGTCGGAGAAGGTGGTGAACTATTCGTACAAGAGGGAAAATCATTTTAACGAATGGCTCTCCCAATTTCAGGCACAAGAAATGACCACCATACCCGAAGAAGTCATAGAACAATTGAGAGCGGAACTCAAGAAAATCAAAATTAAGAAACTCGAAGATATCACACACGCTAAAATTAGAGGACTTCTTAAGAAGCTCAGACTAAATAAATACTACGAACACGTTCCATACATCACTAACATACTCAACGGAATTAAACCACCGAGCATGCCACAAGAGCTCGAAGAGACGTTACGGATTATGTTCAAAGATATTCAAAAGCCGTTTGACGATAATTGTCCATCGGAACGTAAAAACTTTTTATCGTATTCGTACGTACTCTACAAGTTCTGCGAACTTTTAGGTGAAGATGAATACCTCCAATACTTCCCACTTCTCAAGTCGAAAGAAAAGTTGTACCAACAAGATCTCATATGGCGTAAGGTGTGTTCCGCGCTCCGGTGGGAATATATTCCGACCGTATAATAAATGGTGGTGCGTATTCCCATGAGAACCAATGGCTACTTGAGCAAACAGGGGTATGTCGGTGTCAAGTCCATGACCAAACTCGCGCGTCACAGGGCCTTGTCTCGTGTCATCAAGTCGGGTGAACCACCCCTCGGTCTCTTCCGTCGACTCAACGTACTCATGATACTTTTCAAGAACAAAGATCCAAAACTTTCAAAACTTTTTAAAAATGATCGAGATTGGATTAAGAAAAAATTTTTAAAACCTAAGTAGAAAAATAATTTTTCATTTTTCAAAACCATGGAAGACGAACAAGCTCTGTGTGCCCTCTACGATTTGGAGTCACATGTACTTCCCCATCTTAACACCATCACACACACAGACCCACACGTGAAGTACTGTCTCGAACAGGCTAAGCATCATCTAAAGTTGGCTCAGGAATTGTTAACCGGGGCAGTCCTCGATCCGAAGACGCACTTTGATGATGCGCAAGAATTTTATCAAACTCTGTCTCGCGTTCTTCCTCTGATGGTCCTAGCTCGATCTTTCGAACCTCCACCTCCCGACCAGGGTGAGGAGGAAAATTCACCAGATACGCCTTCCTCAACCCAGTCAACCGAAGATAATTATGCGCCTGCAACTCCGCCCCATCCGTGAGTGTTTTGATGGTCTTAAATTCGAGAACAATTCGACCGTCAATAATGATATCGGCGCGTAAATTACCTATGACATGACCTCGATAATAAATTGGAATGATACGTTCCGATTCGTACTTGGCTTTTAGCTCTCGTAACCGTACCTCGATAGCGTTGTGATATACTCTTTCACTGTACCCCGGCCCCAGTTCAGCGTATATCTCTTTCATCATATCCTCTATGCGTATCTTCATTTATAATTTCATGTAAATTTTCTCTATATATCTTAAGATGTCCAGAGCTGAGACCGTTCGTAGACAAACTGCCAATAGACGCAGGGTTCTTGAGCAACGAAGACGGGGTGTTAATCGAACCCTGAACCAATTGGCGAACAGTTTCAAGAGACTGAACGTGGGTCGAGATCGTTATAATCTAGGTACGATCACGAATGCGAATAATCGATACGTATCCGTGCGTTTGAGTAGACTTTTGATTGATAGACTCAAAGAAATTTATACACGTACGTGGACTCAAAGAGTCGAATACGTGGGTAGTATTCCTTTCACCGTGAGTAATACACGCAACTATGTCAAGTTTAATCAACCTACGGCGAGAACAAATCAACAATTAGCTTCCGTGACTCCCACACAAGAAGAGTTGACTCAATACATCGTGTACCATACCCACCCGGTACCCGAAAATGAAACACCTCTTTTCACGTATCCGAGTGAACCCGACTTCAGAGCGTATATAGCTAATTATCCAGCTGTTCAGGCGAATCTCATTTTAGAGAATCAAGGGTACTACGTCGTAGATCTTCTCGAGACGAACATGGATAAACCAAACCCTAATGACGTGGTTCGAGTTTTTAATGAGCTCATGGGAGGTCGCGAATTTCAAAGAGTACGAGTCGATTGGAGTTCGCTCGTATATTTCACCACTACACCGGAAAGATGGAAGCGTGCCATTAATAAATATGTAGACCCGATTATGCGTAGACAATTTGGTATATCCGTTAGGTACTACACCTGGAACGAACTCGGTACGATTACGTTGTTGGATAAAAATGTGATCATGAATATAGGATGAGTGTGTGTATCATCCACCCAGTCATGTTCAACCGGAAACGCGTCAAGTTGCCACGTAAGGTTGTACAGGACCTTAAACACATAAGTGACTTGTCGTGTAAGAAGAAGTGGGAATACGCAGGTAACGTAGACTGTAAAGTCGTAAAGAATGTAGCCGTGTTTAGTAAACCTAGTTTTGTAACTTCGAGAGATAGAGATCAGGTAAAATTAAAAACAGTCGAACTCGTTTGGCCAGCTCTCGTTTCGTATCATACCCACCCGTGTGCGATTACACCTAACAAGGTAGACTATGATAAGGACTCTGTTTTTGTAACACTTCCGAGTAATCAAGACTTTGAAGCGTTTATCACGTGCTTTCCGAACATGCAAACGAATATCATATGTGATGCACACGGGTACTACGTGATTGATATACTCGATGCCGTTGAGAGGAACAATCTTCCACTCCCCGCTGGTGTGAATCGAATCATGAACGATTTTAGACAAGAACCCAAATTACGTGAAATGGTATTTAGTGAAGATGGTCTCGAATATTTCGACTCTACACTGAATACATGGAAACGACTCATAAATGTGGAACTCAATCAAAAAATGAGAAAAATATTAGGAATAACAATACGCTTCTATGGGTATGAGGATGAGCCACCTTTAATCACTTTTGATCTGGATAGTATCTAGACATGGCATCTTCGAGTTCATCCACTTCATACCACGCAAAGTGACACTCCGAAGAGTCTTTGTTCAACTCACAGATTTCCTGAGCTTCTTGTATCGCTTCTTTGAAGCGTAGACGAAGCCTCAAATTGTCCGCGTGTTTTGGTTTTTGTTCCACGGCTTTTCTCTCGTACAAATCGTTGAGAACATTTTCACGTGTTTTCGCTAACCGATATTTATACGAGTCGTTCGAGGAATACGCGACGCACCTCATTTATTATACGAGGGTATTAAAGTTTTAAGTCGATGAAAGGATATAGCATGTCCTATAACGTCGAACCCTGTAACTTCAAGTATCGCGTTTCCGCTCTCGAGAAGGTGGTCGATGGTGACACTATTGATGTAGCTATCGACCTCGGTTTCGATGTCTGTACGAAGCAAAGGGTCCGACTCCTGGGTATCGATACCCCCGAGTCTCGCACCTCCGATAAGGAAGAGAAGAAGTTTGGTCTTCTCTCCAAGAAGAAGCTGAAGGAGTGGTGTATGAAGGCGGTCGCATCTGAGAAGGATGATATCGAAATCGAACTCAGATGCCCGGAGGCGGATTCGAGGGGTAAGTTTGGTCGCGTTCTCGCCGAGGTTTGGGTGTGCGAGGATGGTATCTGGACCAATGTGAACAAGTGGCTATGCGACGAGGGCTACGCGGTACCCTATGGTGCTGAAAACAAGGCACTCGTCCAAGACCTTCACATGGCGAACCGTAAGAAACTCATCGAGCGCGGCGAAATGCAAGAATAAGTACAACCAACAAGATAGGTACACATATAAATTCTGGGTAAGCAATCAAATAGTCTATGATAATATTTGGATTGGTCAGTAAATACGATGCACTCTTTCTAAGGTATACTTGTGTAATAGACATATTTATACCATGACCACGTGTTGCATGCCAATACCAAGGGGGTATTAATAAGCTGTCACCCGGTTGTAATGTAACCTTATAAATTTTCATTTGATCGTGATCCAGTTTAAAAAAATCTTCTTTGGAAGTGTTGAAGTTTTTCATGTCAAATGAACTATGTTTATTGATATTTGGATTGTCGTAATTGTTGAATATGTATATCGTTTTACTACCAAACACCTGGTTTAAAATGAAATCGGAGGTAATATGCATGTGTAGATCACTTCCCCAATTTTTACCCAAATATAGCATTAGAGCTTGGACTTGTCTGGGTTCTGTATTTGGATTTTTGAGTGTATCTAGTACTGTTTCGGATATATTTTGTTCAAATAAATCAACTTCGGCGCAATATAAAATTGGAGACTTATCAGTTTTCCAATGCTCGAAAAGTCCTTTCATTGTAGCAGTTCCCGTGTCTGCATCACACGTTCGAGTTTCCGGTGTGTCATAAAATTCTACGGGTAACACTGAATCACCGAACATATCAGTAACGTTTTCTAAATTCATCCGTACAGCTTTAGATTGATACAATCCACGTATCACTACAGGTTGATTAAAGTCTTTTAATAGTATACGCTTTTCTTCTGGTGTCATTTTAAGAAAATCGTATGTAGGTAGATCCAGATACCGACTCATCTATATTAAAGTTGAGAATATATTGCTCATAAATCGTATCGGTATTTATGGACCCATAAATTACATATCCATTTCTCACCATCCTTTACAGGTTCCCCACCGTGTAAAGCTTTGGACGTATCCAACCCGTAATTGTCGAGTGTGTTGAAGAAAAGAGCATCACCCGCTTTGAGTTTATACTTTTCTTCCAAATTTGGAAATACCGTCTCCCCACCTTCGTACTCATCGTTGAGTGCTAAGATGAACGTGTATAATCGTACGTTCTTTTCATCGAAGAAGGCGTCTTGGTGGGGTATGTAATGACCACCGGCTTTGTACCGAAGCACCTGAAGGTGTTCGCAGTTTTCGATGGGTCTATCTATCT